CTCATTGTTGTCATTCTCCCTAGCAAAGTATCTGGAGTCTCCTATACGCTCAAACACATCCACTCCTAGTTCATCCTCAATTTCCCGGAACAAACTAGCATAGCCTTCCACATTCAAACCTATCTTCCTAGTCGCAGGTCCATGTTTCCACTTAGGATCTCCAAACAAGGCCCACTCTCCATATGTGTTTCGGTCAGGCCATTCCCGGCAAATGTAAACGTAGCCTTCCCGATCTACAGCAGCCCACAATGCAGTGAAATTGCGAGCCCCGGCAGGGTCAACCACCTGATACACCGTAAACCTTTCCTTGTCCGACACGTCGGGGAAACTCATTCCATACTTGTTGGGTTCATCACCAAGAACATTAACCTCAGTGTTAAACAACGGAAGCAAAGATGTAATGCTTTTAACAGGAACACCATAAGCTCTGACCAATATTTCTTCTTCTGGCCTGTCCCGCAAATCCTTGGCAATACGCTCATACCCTCCAAACGGATTCTCGTCCGAATGCAAATAGACAACCGATGCGTCCCGTTTCGGGCTATACTGCTGGACTGGAAGTTCTCGGTTCAGAAGCTCTGCCCTTTTAGTCTTTAAGGTTTCGGAACCCTTTAGATATTCCGCTATAAACGGAGTGTAGCCATTAATCGGGGTGAAAGCTATCAACATTTTAGAATTCCTAGTAGCCAACCGAAAACGCAAAGTGTTTATCAAGGCATCGTCACCAAGATATTCATCTAGCCATGTACCTATGTTTAGCTTATCCCCAGACCTAAACCCAAACTCAAAACCCTCCAAGATGGTTTGGTTGTTGGAAAACTGGGTGTAGGTTTTAAAATCTACCCTAGTCCTCGTGTCAGGAAAAATAAAGCTACTACCCGTAAAGCCATTCTGCATTGAGTAATTAATATATCCCTCAACACTCTTGGTCTTCTTCTTAAACTCCTTGGGCATCATTTCCCAAACCGCAGCTTGCTGCACCTTCACGCTGGTATCAGCGTTCTGGGAAAAACAAACAACATGACCGTCCGGGTTATTGATAACGCTTTCCATTACAATTTTGGCGCAACCGGTAGTTTTTCCGCTTCGGTTCCCCCCAAGGCACAGACACTCATTGTATGTTCCTAGTCCATCCTTAATACGATCCCAGCCATCTAGGTTGAACCCATGCCTAACGGGATCTTCCTCAGCAGCCTGTATGCGGCCCTCATGAGCCTCATGTAGCTCTTTAAGCAGCTTAGGGTGGTTCTCCCCTAGGAACACTATCTCCTCGTCTGTAGGAGGCTTTAGTATTGGGTGCTGCGTAAACTCAATCATGCACGATCTTCAAGTTCCTTGAGCGTTACGGCATTAACCATAGCCAACAACGCCACAACCTCGTTATCCGTTCCCTTGGAAAACAAATCATACTCAAGCTCATCTTCAGTAAACGACGCTACCAACATTACCTTCCACTCGGGACTGATAGTGTCTAACGACTTTTCAACTAACTGAATGTTTCTATTCATCACAACACCCTATTCAAATCATGCCTTATTGGATTAGAAACAAAGGGCTTCTCCTCAATCGTAACCACCTCATGCTCTAGCCTATGACAGTTTGCGCAAAGCAAATCGCATTTTTCCAGTTCTTCTTTAAAAACCTTTTTACTATCCATAGCCTTTTTGCGTGCCTGCGATATTGAAAACCTTTTTTTCCCACGAACGTGGTGGCAATCAAACTGAATGGGCCTGCCCTCAAAGCCACACTTGGAACACTTCCAAGAACCAAAATGTTCTTCTAACGCCTTGTTGACGTGCATTCTTAGTTTGTAGTTGGTACAATGCCTGCAATCGGGCTTATACTTCTTGGTCCCATTATAATTACCATTGCCATGAAACTCCGTTAGCGGCTTTAACGACCCGCAACAATTACACTTTTTTAAGACGGTCCCTTCAGTCATAACTCAAGAATCGTTTTCAATAACTACCTCCGCTTTCTTCATATTGGCCAGACGCTCCCTAGCAGCTTTTACAGTGGCCTCATAGTCCTCTTGGCTAACCACCTTACGCTCTTCCACAATGCTGCTAGCCTCTCCTCGGAACGTGTTGCTCCCCTTCTCTGCCTTCTCCAAAGCAACAGCCAACGGCAGCAAATCCTTGAAAGTGGCCTTTATCTCCCCGGCCTCCATACGCTCTCTTAGCTTCTCTATCAAATCTTCCTCCAACGAGGATAGTTCCAAGAATGCCCGGCCTCTTATCTTGCTACCCAACTGCTTCCACTTGCCCGTGAAGTCGGCATAGTCCAACAGGACGTTTACGATTGTTTCACGTTTCAACCCATACTTCTTTATCATCTGGGTTTGGGTCACCCCAGTGGCGTGTAGGTACAATATCTCAGCAGTTTTCTCGGGGTTACTCTTGGACAATATGCTATTGTTCTTGGGATTGTGTTCTTGGATTTCCAAAATTCCCTCCCGAATTGAGTCTATTAACTCTTCCTTGATGTCCATCTGCACACCCCCCAATAGACCTAAGCCCTTATTTGTCAATATTTTTTAAAGGGCTAGTAGATACATATACGCGCGAGAGACACCCCTCCCCCGACCCCCTCCCCGCTTAGGTTGCGTATCCAATCGGCAACTACAGACAAGCAAGCATGCACTCCAGTGAATGCGTATTCACCTAACAACTACAGACAAGACGGTGTCTGACTTTGGTTGGCCTCTTATTTTTGAGGGTGGATGGTCCCGTTTCCAAGCCATACCGGAGCAAAAAAAAAGTGCCTTTTCCTCAAAAAAAACGCCGTAAACAATTGACAAGGGCCAAACCCTTCTTACTGTCTCTTTTATCACAGTTAAATATTAACCAACCAACCAACCAACAGAAAAAATGACAGTCGCATACGTATTAAGTGATTCAACTTTAATAGTGGGGGGTCTATTAGAAACCTTTCTTGAAACAGTCGATACCAAAGAAACCCTGACAGATGAGAGACAAGTTTTAGAGATAGGTGAGGGCTTTGTAGTAGTACAAGGCTCTAATGAATCAAGGCGATACAAGCTTGAATGCGTTAAAAACAACTGCGGTTACTATTCACTAGATAACTAGGGTACCCAATAAACCAACCCCTAACCCGGCAACTTAGACTTGCGGGGTTTAGGGGCGCAAACATTAACCATTAACCAAAATGAATATGAGCAATAAATACAACGGATGGACAAATCGTGAAACTTGGCTTGTCAACCTTCACTGGGGTGAGACAATCGAAGAAGTCTTTGAAGAGATAGACCTTCAAACCCTAGCGGATTGCATAGAGGATTTCGTTTGGGAGCGCTTAGATGAAGAGCTCACTTCAAACTCAATTTTCCGGGATTTCGTAGACCTGCATTGCGTCAACTGGCGCGAGCTCGCTGAGCACTATATTTCAGAATAACGCTTAACTAATAAGAAAAAGAATGACATACGAAACTTATATAAGCGCAATTGAATCAGTGGAAAAATGCTGCAAGATTGCAAGCGATAAAATGAAAGAGCTGAAAGGCAATGAGATAGCCCCAATGGAAAAGCTACTAAAAGAGAGACTAATTGAGCGCTTCAAAGATGAAACGCTTACAAATGAAGCTCGCAAATCTGTAGGAAAGGAGCTTTACAGATTAGGAGTAAAGCGCGTTTCATTGGCTAACCTTGGCAGTGGTTCATGCGCCTTTTACTCAACTAAATAACTAACAAAGGAGATATAAAAAATGAAAAAAGACAGGATCAATTCAAATTTAGTAATGGCTAAATTATTCAGCGGAACCAAATCGGAGGTGGAGATTGAAGATACTAGGGCTTTGCTTAATGGCAACCCAAGCGACTACAACGACAAGCTATTTCTTATTTCGGCGCCAATGGGGAATTTCGGCTATAACATCGCTCTCCTTTGGGCAAACAACGAGCAAGACGCATTCGACATTGCATGCGATGAAAACTTGCTGGATGGTTGGTTGGTTGAAGATAGCGAAATCGAAAACGAGGACGAAGTGATCCGACTAGGGAATGCTAGCGACGCATTCGATCTCCAAGGCGCAACGATTGCGCGCGTGCCTGATTCAGATTGGAAAAGCGACTATGACTACGTTTTTGCGCTGGGCGCTGCAAGCGAATGCGGACCCGAAACATTAGCGGACGTTTAGATTGCAAT